TTGTGTCTGTTCCGTCCCCTTCAACTTTAACGTTAACCGCTGCAATATTTTTTATTATGTATGTTTTACCAAAAGAACCAACCGCAGGTAAATAAATTGTACTTATTACAGTCGGGTTGCATATTACTACTTGGTCTGTTTCTAAAACGTTGTAAGTATCGTAAACTATTGTAGGCGAATATTTAAAACCAAATGGGTAAGGGTTATCTTGAGTTGCTCCGTTTATTTTGTTTGCCCACACCCCCGAATCTTCAGCGCCTAAAATATAACCGTCACCGATAACAACACCTTTAAAACCTTCTAATATCGTGTTTCCGTTGCCGTGAACCGTTACATCTGTTCCCGTGCTTATTACGTTATTAGTTTCGTTATGTATATTAATAATTGGTTGCGTAATACTACCTAACTCCCCTGCCGTTGGTATAAAAGGCTTACCCGTTGTGAACCTTGCAAAGTCTATTTCTTCGTCAATACTCAACAACTCAACGGTTGTTAATTTCGGGTTATTGCAATCGTAGTCTATAACCTTATTAATATTCCACCAAGAGTTATCTATTCTTATTTTGTCGTTTAGTTTTAAAGTAGCAATATCTGTTTCTCTCAAATCAAACTGAGCCGTCAACATTTTACCCGTGTTTATTTGCCCTATTGTTCTACGCCAATAAAGATTAAACAAGTTATTGTTAGTAAGTATGTTTTGTTGATAAAAATAATAGTCACAAACACCGAAGTTTAAATCAAAACTCGGTACGTCAGGATTGTTAAAATGTATTATTGACGGATATTGCGTTAACCCAATTTGTCCCGTAGTACCGTAGTCGTAAATATTAAACGGTTCACAGTTAAACATACCACCATCGTAAAGTATTCTTATATTCGTCTTTGGTGCAGCACCAGCCAATAAAGGGACGACCGCGTTAAAAACGGTTTTACCCATTGGAGTAGGTGAAAATAGAATCTCTTTTTTGTCGATGTTCTTAACGTACTCGTTGTCAAATATGTATTCAACTTGCCCGTAAATTTCGCTTGTCGCTTGAAAGTAATTTTTATTAGGTGCGTCGGTATCTTGTTTGTAAGTTATTATTAAACGCTTTGAAGTTATTTCAGGTAAGAATTTAAGGTCTTGTTCTTTGTCTTTTGCTAGTTTTAAAGTCCAATCTTTCTCTTGTCCTGCGTCGTAGTAGTCGTCACGGTGAGATAAGATAAGTTTATTAGGGTTGTCAGGGTCTATCTCTGTATAAAGATTGTACATTGTGAAAATAGCCTTAACGAAGTCCGACTGTTTAATTTTTTTAGGTATGTAGTTATTTACTAATAAAGTACCACCCGACCCCGTAATATTACTTGAGGGCGTTGCAGTCATATCAATATTAGTTAAGTCAAGTTGAACATCAATAGCAACATTTGCACCGCCTACATTTTGCCATCTTAAATAACCTGAATAAATATTCCCGCCTAACCATTGCTGAACTTGTAAACCTGCGTAAATCTCGATAGTGTCACCGCTTACTATATTTGAAATTGGTATGTTAAAGTTTCTATTGAAAGTACCTAAGTTTGTAGTTCCATTTGGTATATTAGAACCCTCTAATTGGTCAGCGTCAAAAGTTCCGAAAGTGGCTATTGAACTGTTCGCAGTTAAAACACCATTAACGTAAATCTGAACTCTTATAGTGTAACGATAACCAACTCCACCAAAAGGGCTAAAATTACCGAAGCCATTTAGATAAGCCGTTGCACCCGTTCCATTTATTAAGTTAATATCATAGTCGCAATTGAAATTAAAGTTTATTGCCTCGCCTGAATTAACCGTAAAGGTGTTTGTATAGATACCCGTTAAAGGTGCAAATAAGTTAAAGTTGTCTTGTGTCTCAGTCCATCCCGTTAACTGCTCACTAAACGAAATATTTTGACCCGTTATAGTTTGGTAACCGTCTATTAATTGCGTGTCGTTAGCCTCAACAATGTAAGCTGAATAGTCAAAGTTTTCTTGCTCACCATTGTAAGGAATTAACAACTTATCGAAGTTAGCAGCTTGTAAGGTTGCCCAATCGTAAGTAAAACCAGCCGTTGCAAATATCCTATCGAAATAAGTCTTCGCATAAATAGCAGGTTTCATTTCTTTGAGTGGATAAAAGTTGTCACCTGAATAAGGCAATACATACTTGTAACCCTCAGTAACTGTATTGCCCCAACTTAACACAACAGTTGAAGCCTCATAAATATGGTTAAGGTCTGAGAAGTCCAAGTCTGTTAACTCCGAACCACCCAACGCCGTGAAAAAATCTGACTGGCTATCCTTAACCTGAACTTCATAAATTACGCTTTGCTCATAGGCGTCGTTTGTTTGTACTTTCTTAACTGATATTAACTGTAAACTTGCATCCTCCATTACGGGTATACCGTTCTGAATTACGCTACATTTATTTATCGTGTTTATGTCGAAAGTTCCCGCCTCTATATTTACGTCGTAATAGTGGTTTAAAAGTTCGTGGTTGTTCTTTGTGTCCTCTAAAGTAATAGTCTTTGAGAACGCACCTTTTCGTGTTGAAACGTCTCTAATATCTCCGACCTGAAAGTTAATAGGGAAAGCCGTTCCATCTTTAACGTCTAAGTAACCGTTTTCTAGTTGTATTCTAACCATTGATAGGGTCTTGATTTGAAAGCATAACAGTAACGCTACGCATTATTAAATTTTTGTTCTTTTGTCTTGTAACCTCAAAACCGTTTTCTTGAACTATACAAGCGTAATATTTACCGTTTATCTTAATGTAAACTTGTGGACTTGTCATCAACTCTTGATAGTAAACGTTCATTTCGTATGTTAACCAATTGGTATTTAATTGAAACGTCTTTTCAACGGTTGGGTTTATTACTCTAGTTCCGAACTCGTCTGTGTTATAACCCCACTGACCCGAATTATCAAAACCTGTAACGTCTTGTTTATACATTTCTTTTTTAACACTTCCTTGTTCATAACTCCTAAGTTGAAAAGCAAAAGAACTAAACGAGCCTAATCTATCCAAGAATGCTAACTCAAAGTTTTCAATCTTGCATCTAGTGTCTAAGTCAACAATGTAGGTTTGAGATTGGTCAACGTAATTAAAGTCAGTATAAACAAATTTGTAAAAAGTTGTAGTGGGTTTAATCAATGGAGCAGTACCTCCGATAAGCGTTAACGTTCCCAAGTTATTTGGGCCAACTCCGACTTGAGTTATTAAAGCGTTGTCGGTTATTGGTTTACTGAAAACATCACCTTCTGAATTACTAAATAATATGTAACCAGTTGTTACGAAGTTATTCATTATGTTAACCCAAAGGTCTTGTTCAGGTGTTACCCTAAAGCCAGTGACTGGAATATTAGTTAATAGTCTATCGTTTAGGTTGTCTAATATAAATTCGTTTTGGTCGTAGTTTCTAAAATCAGCCCAAGTTAAAGCACCATTGAAAACATACTTGTTTAATGTTGTGGCTACATCTCTAATAACCGTCTTTCTGTTGTCTGCATAACTTACAACCCCGTTTGCTGTTGGGTCAACTACATTCACGAAAAGGGCGTTTAAAGTAAAGTTAGTAGTTCCTGTTATTGCTATCACAGTCCAAAGACCCGACACCGCCTCGTTGCCCGTTCCAGCATCCCAAACTACTTGGTCACCTACTTGAAAGGTGTGCGCACTTGTTGGGGTTATTTGAACATTGCCACCGTTATTTGCAACCGTAGCCGTATAAGCGTAACTTATAATGTACTCTTCACCTATCTTTAAATCATATTTGTAATATGAGTTTGTCGCTGGGTCACTTTCACTTAATGCTTGGTCAAAGTCAAACTTAACTTTGTTTTGTAGTAACTTACTTAAGTCTATCTCTCCGTAGCCGTCCGAGTAACGAGGGTAAACTCTATATTCAGCTATCTTATTCGAAGTTCCCGACTGGTAAACGTCAAAGATGTATTTAAACCCTAAGTTGTTTTTATTAGTCGAATCGTAAAGAAACTTCATTGGATTGTACGCAGGTGTAATGTCTTGCGGTTCGTATATTGTAGTTATTGCCATAACTTATAATATTAAAATTTAGTTCGTGTTTTAGAACGCGATATAACTATTGTCGGTGTAGTACATTTCTTTAATAAACATCGTCGCATACCTAACGGCGTCCATTGCATCGTCGTATAGCTTAACGGGTTCGTCTGTTATCGTGTCACCTATCTTTTTCCACTTGTAATTGTCGTATTCTTTTTTTAAGTGTGGCACATCCTCACAATAAACACCAAACGTCTTTACGCTATCAATTCCTTTTTTAACTACCTTATTTGCGTTGTTTACGTTAAACCCAGCATTTTGCATTTCGGCTATTATTTCAGGTCTTGAGTAGTCAGCTAGTATGTCCGTGTTTTGTTCTATCTTTAACTCTTTGAATTT